TGATAGATTACATCATTCCTAGTATTCTTAAAGGGTTTACTTCCCCAAGTAACGATCTGCTTAGTTGTATAGTCTTGGATTGTGATTGCCAGAATCTCTTCTGAGCACGACTCAACATTAGGGAAGCCTTGCTCAGACGTAGTTTCAATATCCAGAGTAACAAGTTTAATCTTAGATATGTCAAACTTGATTTCATCCTCTGGGTATTTGTCTGAAATATATTGGTAAATATACCTATCATTCCCGTATATCTCAAATCCCTCAACATCTTCGTACTTCTTATAGAAGTCACGACAATCCCGTACCGTGCCTGGATTAATTGCTTCAACCTTTTCTCCATTCAACGTTTTATATTTAGTCTTCTTCTTAGACTTCACAAATAGGGTAGGGAAGAATTCATCACGATGTTCATACCTCTTTCCATTGTCAACTCCTCGGACCAAGAATTGGTTACCGATTAGTTGAACGTTGGTATAAAATTTCATTTAGTAAGATCTAGGTATTTTTCAAGTAGAGTTGGGGTGGGATCTGCGAGAGTAAGTATCTTATCAGAACTAATCATGAATATATCATCCTTAGTTACAGAAAGCAACCAAGGTTCTAAAGTTTGATCTTCATTTATTGTAAATGGATTAACTAGCTTACAATCAGGTTCTCCAGGAACTGATGCAGGAGATTCTTCAATCTCACTAATCAGAATCTGATTCGTTGTCAGATGAACTATTTTTACTGTCTTGTCCATGTCCTACTATGTCCTCCAAGTACATTGTTTTTAATTTTTGTTTTGGTTCTACCATTGTAACTACCCAATCGGCAGGAACTGGAATTTTAGTATCTTCTGATAGAGGCATCCAAGGAAACATAGAAACCTGAAAAGCAGACTTGTTTTCTGAATGCTCTTGACCTTCTTTGAGTTTTACTACACATGCTTTATCAAAAAAATATCCTATTACTCTTTTAGGAGTTTCTATAGATCCTTCTTCTCCGACAGCCATTTCAGTAACATCAGCAATAAGATCTTCTCCAGATTTTAAGAGTATAAGTTTAAGTGTCATGATACATATTTACCTTTCTATATTGTAACAATAAAAAAGGGGATCGTCAAGATCCCCTTTTCTTTTTATAAAAAATCTTTTCGACTATGATGTTCTGGGACTATCTTATTTAAGTCCACTGTTAAAAGTCCATCTTCAAACTTGACGGATCCAACCTTCGTATCGTCGGTGACCGTCCAAACTCGTTTAAAACTACGTTGGGCCAATCCTTTGTGGACAAATTCTCCATCAATTTCAGATTCTTCTTTCTTGCCTTCGACATGTAGTTTTCCAAACTCCGTATAGACTTTGAGTTCATCTTTCTTAAAGCCCGCAAGTGCGATTTCGAGTTTCGACTCATGATTATTCAACTGTATTAAATTGTATGGTGGATAGTTGGATTGTGGAACATCTGAATTAAAGAAACTATTCAGATAATCATCCATTCCTATACTGTTCTTAGTTATCCTATCAAATAAATCAGGAAGATTTGCAGAGTGATACCTTGCTAGTGTGTTCATGGTTCTCCTTTAAAAGCGAGTGTGAATTGTGTACCCGAAGCGTACACTACTAATTATACAAGCAAGCATTAAAAAGAGGGGTGTGAAACCCCTCCCAATTCTATTCGGTTTTCTAGTCTAAAACTAATCTACATTCACTGATACAACTTTTGTCATCTATTGCACAGTCCGTGATACACTCAAAGTATTCCGCTACTTGATCTGTGCCATTGGCCTCTTCATATGAAGGCCATGCTTTGAGATTATTATACGAGATTAAATTGTGCATTTTACCTCCAGTGTACTTCTAATGTTTTCATATTAACACAAAAGTATTTATATGTAAAGCCCTTTTTCAAGAAACTTTAGTGAAGTTAAGTATCTTCTGCTGGTTTAGTTTTCTTTCCAATATTATACTTCTGTTCTAATATCCATTCTCCCTTATCTTTAAAAGCAAGAACTTTAATTTGATTAAGAGGTGCGATATCTACCACTGCCTCAGACTTTACTACAGATATGAGACCCCAATCAGAAAGCAACCGAGCGATACGATTCCGACGCTGAACGTCATTAGGAGTAAGGTTAGCATGTTTTCCATCAAGTGCAAATAACTCTTTAAAATGCACTATATAATATCTTCCTTGCTTGTGTAATATATGACAACTTTGATATAATTTCTTTTCCTTTCTTGAAGCTACACCAATTCTTGTGAGAGTTTCTCTAACCTTTAAAAAATCATCAGGTTCATTTAAAGTTACCTCTACCATCTGGTCTTGCGACCATTGTACAGTAGGTTCAGTAGTAGTCATTTCATTCCTCCAGTATCAAGTCGTTGTTTAATAAATTTAATTTGTTCAGGGGTTAATATCTTCAAAGCATTAGATGCTTTTTCGTTACTATAACCATAGTATTGTTTAATGATTTCAAGGTCTGTGACTTTTTCCTTTCGGAGCCAGGGACTGAATCTCTTCTTTTTCCTAAGTGTATTTAGATAAAATGAATATTGCATATCCTTCTCAAGGAAAGAGTATTTATTCATCTCGTTTGCAAACAACACGCAATCAAGATGTCCTGATAAACAACGATTAATAATATAAGGGGCATAATCCTTTATCGCAGAAGGATCTTCTATAAGATTCTCCTTAGTAAAATTAATAGAATTAAGCCAATCTTTTAGTTCAGTCATAATATATGGAAAGGATCAATCTGTTCACTAAATTCATCAACATCTCTTAAGAGATTACTATATCTTTCATCCTCCTCTGCTAGTTTTTGCTCACCTTTAGTTGTATAGTGCAAAACAATAGGATTAAAGAACTCTTCATGCTTCTGCTCTACATATCCCTGAGTCACGTCCTGAACCCCGAAGAGACCTCCTATAACCCCTATCCTACTCAATATGACCCACATAGCATATTCATCATATATACGAGGATTAGGTACAGGATAAGGAATTTTTCTATCCTTTATCTTTAACATCAACTCAACTAACTCACCTAAACGATCTATAATATCTAAATGAAGTCCATTATTAAATAACATCACACCCATACAATATTTGTATACGTGAGTTGATCCACCCGCTTCTGTAATACATTGATCTACATAATCAAGAGATTTCCTTATACCCTTTCCACCACCAGTATTAGGATCATGTCGGAAACCAAACTCTTCTCTACCAAATACCTCTGCATAATTATAATGATCAAAGAGATATTGAACATCTCCATAGAAGAGAGTATCTGAATCTACATAAAGAATATTGGCATTATCAAACTCTCCACTTCTCTTATCAAAGAACTGAAGATTATACCACCTACAAATGAATAACATTCCATGAGTATGGGCTTTCTCAAAAGGTAAAACTCTTACATTATATTCCAAAGAGAAATAAGGGGGAATAAGCTCAGGGTCATCGCAAAACAAATAAACAGGTATTTCATTATTAAACCTCCTAAGTGAATTAATACTATGATCAAAACGTTTTAACTCATGATCATTTACATGATCATACCGACTTACTTTATAAGAATAGTAAACAATATTATTCGACATCTTTTATAAAGCAGGTTTTTTTAATTTTTCATCCTTTACTGAGATGATAATTCTATTATTTTCATAGTCAACCTTAAACTCCAATTCCACATCATGTGGCCACATTAGTTCTTCATATAAAGCATTGAGACGATCCATATCCTCCCAAAGATTATTAATATGTTCTGGTAAATGATCTTCTTCCATTATCTTATGATTTGAATATTGTCGTCTTCTGTCCAGAGTTCGACCTTATCTCTGAAACGACCTTCTTGTTTAAGTTTTTCATAACGTTTACCTGCTTTACGTTTCCACCAAGATATAATGTTATCTAGGTGAAATTTATCCCAGTTCTGTCCACGTATTAATTTATCTTCATCCCCACGTATTACTTCCCTAACATTTTTATAACCATAATCAGATATATAAAATCTTTTTTGTTGCGTCAATCCGAAGGCCATATCAATTACAGTATTAAATTCTTTTAATTTTTCCTTATCTTTCAATGATTTTTTAACACTAGCAATCATCTTTGTCTGTCTTTTCATTTTTTTAGAAGATGCCTTATTATCAGTTAAAGGTGTATTATTATTCAATAAAGTAAATCTATCATGAAGTTCATGAAATACTGTATCATGAAGTAATGGAAGAAACTTACTATCCGTTAAACCTTTATATCTCATAAAAGGTTTGAGTCCATCATACTGTGATGCAGATGTAGTAGAACCATATAAGGAAGTAGTTTCAAATAAAGCAATATCCTTTTCAAATACTTCATTAAGAGTCTCTCTGGCAAAGTGAGATACACACATCAATGCAAGTAGCTTACCACCAAGATAATTATATCCAAAGGGTTGAGATGGAACAATCACAAACCCCATAGCAGCATGACGATTAAATAAAGAAAGATTAGCTGGTTGACCTAACCATACATTTCTTGGTTTTGAATTAATAGTTGGTGATCCAAACCTTATAAACCCTAGAGTCTTACCTGTATTTTTTTCAAACACCATCCAACGCAATTCCCTACCAGGAATATTACTCTCATTATTATGAGATGATACTGCTGCTAATAAGTTCTTATAATGCTCTTGGGGTAAAGAGTTACTAAATCGTTGACCTATAAACTTAATATCAAAATCCATCTCCTCTGGAGGAATATCTTCATTAAAGAAGTAATCCTTCAAAGGAGTCAATTGATTAGATTGACAAACTAATTCTTTTTTTACATACCGAAGATAATCTTCAATCGAAACAAAATTTTTAAAATAATCAATAAATTTATCGGCAGCCCATGTAGCATCTGCCTCACTGATGATCATAATCTAAATGTAATTGTATAGCAGCATCAGGTGCTTTATAATCTGGACCATGCAAAGCACAGTACTCACTAAAGGTAATCTTCATTTCCTTATGTGTTAGTCTACAATGTTTTGCTGCCTTTGGCAAATTCCATTTTGCCGAAAACAACATCTCCATTGCTTCTCTAGTCTCAATCCTCATGATTATGATTTAACTTTCCAGACATTTCATATGCTTCTTTATTTCCACCATGACCATGTGCAATACCTAATTCGTGCATCTTAGCATGTTCATCAATAGGATCTCTTAATGCTTTCTTACCTCCACCTACTGTAAGATATAGACCCCATCCCACTAAACCAAAAAGAACTAAACCAAAGAATAAAATAAATCCTTGATCTGGTGTTAGATTAAGATGCTGGATCATAGGTTGCTTCTCCCATGTACCAGGTAAATTATATACTGATGGTGTTGATAGAAAGATCATTGTTTTTGTTTCCAGTGTTTGATTAATTCTTGAAGCTCTTTGATACGTTGTTCAGCCGCTTCTATTTTTTGTTTAGTATTCATTTGAAATTACATTCTACCATAATCTCAGTGAGACATGCAAGCATATTTATCTCTTGATCGGCTACGAATGCTATTTGATACTGGTACTTCGCAATAACAAGAACGGCAGCAGGAATAGTGCTAGGGACAAGGGATTCGTAAAGACTATCGTAAATGCGACGCAATAATACACTAGGATCATTGTCCAAGTTATTGACACACCATTTACGTACTTCTGGAAAGTTCTTTTCTTTGAGGTTTTTAATGAGATCATTTACTTTTACGTCACTAAAATGTGCAAGTATACCAGTATCTATCTTACCACTCACGGAATATCTTTGACACTCATTCAGAACTCTTCTCCAGTCTGGAAAGTGTTTATTAATTAGCTCGGCAATGACCTTCTTATCTGCTTCAATTTTCTCTTGTTCCAAAATTGAGTTAAGACGTTTGAAAAAGCATGTTGCGAGATCTGCTTTTTGCTTTCCTTTAATTCCAAATTCGATAACAGCACATCTACTGTGGAGGGGTTCGATGATTTTGTTTTTGTAATTGCAGGTAAAAATGAATCTGCAGTTGTTGGAGAACTCCTCAATACTCGCTCTAAGAAGGAGTTGTACGTCGGGAGTGGTATTGTCTGCTTCATCGATGATGATGACTTTGTGTTTCGACTCGCTGCTGAGAGATACTGTAGACGCAAAGTTCTTGGCACTATTCCGAACTGTATCAAGAAACCTTCCTTCATCCGATCCATTAATGACATAAACATCAACTCCTAATTGTTTACATAAAGCCTTTGCTACTGTAGTCTTTCCGCATCCTGCAGGCCCAGCAAGAAGCATATTTGGTATCTCACCTTTATTTAGAAATTCTAAGAAGGTTTTCTTAGTTTGTTCTGGTAAAATACAATCTTCAATTGTCTGGGGTCGATATTTTTCAACCCACAGGAATTCATCTCTCATAATTTAGATCCAATCTGGTTTTCTGGATGGGTCACGTAGATAATTAGATGCAGCCCAAGGTTTGCTGCTAATGTAATTTTTGTAAGCAGTAAAAGTGTCAATGCTTGTGTTATGTTTAAACTCATCTGGCATTGCACGAGTAAAGGACTCCACCATACAATAGCATGTAATTACTTCTCCTGCAAATCTATGAAATGTTTTCTTTGCCTCAAACAATGCATCAGCACATCCATGTATCTTACCATAACGATGTGTATACTCACCAGACAATGCACAACCATGTTGGATTAACCATGCAGTATTAAATATACTTGCTGCTGCCCATTGAGTACAAGGATGATTACGGAATGCACCTTTTTCAGTCTTAAAAGGGGTTCCGTCTTTCTTTTTAACTAAATCATCACCCCAGTCATAATACCAATGTGAGAAGACGATAGAGAGCATCTGGCAGGTCTCTAAAGGCATCTTGACCACATGCTTATCAGGCAATACTTTTGCTGATACATGTGGATCTGGGTGAGTAACAAAGATGTTCATTGATCAAACAAAGCATGTTTTGATGTACCAGCATTATCATTGGATATATTTCCTATTCCAGTCTCTTCTGTTTCTTCTAAAGTATACTCCCAATCTTCAATTACAGTATTAGAAAGCATTCTATCAGACAGAAGATCCATTTGTTCTCTTGCTATCTCTTCAGTCTCTGCATCAAA